CAGGAACCGTGGACCGTGCAGCTCTTTTGCGTAGAATGGAGAATCACGTTTTGATATCTTGGGAGAATGGTTTTCCAGCTCGTGTCGACCCGTCGAATCCAAATTTGACCTCCCAGGGGTTGTCCCGCGACAACTCTCACTATAAGATGCGTATTTGGAAGCAAGGCAAGTATTTACCAGTTCCTGTTGGCGTCGTTGCAGATAATGGCAAAGTTAAGGGACCTGTAAATCAGTCTGGTGCAACTGCACCTTCACGTTCTGATGACTTTACTCAAGCGGGATGGCCTTTAAAGTATGTGGATACTTCCGTTGAACCTGCAGTGAATAAATTTTATGTGGACGATTACACAACTATTTCTTTGGATGCGCTTGTTGACAGAGTTGTTGAATCTGTGAAGGCCAAAAATCGTGAAGCGAATATAGCTGCCAAGGCACATGCTTCTGACGAGGTTGTTACTCAATCCTTGATTCTTCCAGGTCATGTGGGTGACTATGCTGAATACAGTGAATATCAGTTCCCATTGCGTAACCAGTATGGTGACACGGTTTTTGGAAGTTCTAACGGAGAGATGATTCGCAGTATTTCCAGTTTGAATGAACTTGTGAATTTTAACGTTTCGTTGCTTAAGAAAATAGTTAAATGTCGTTTTGGTAGCTCTGTTTCTTTGTTTGAATCATGGTATTGTAGAGGCGTTTCTCAGTCCTTTGATTTTGAGGAAGGTGCAACTGAGGAACGTTTGACATGTGCGCTTGATGTTGTGACTGCTTATCGGACGTTTTGTCGTGGCCGTGTTGCTCCTGCAGTTGAACATGACTTGCCATATTTTGTGGCTCGTCTTGGTGAAAGAGGCTTTCTGTTTGCAGATGGTGACAACAAAACCATGATTGGGCCAAATATAAACGGACAGCGTATTCAGTTTCAGCTTCGTCATTTACATCTTGTGAGTGCTGGTGTCTTTGCTCCTGACGATTATGAAGTCTTGTGTGAAGTTCGTGATCGCATGGGTATTGAGCAACAATATTCAGCTTTTTGGGTTGGCGTTCTTGGCTTTTGTATTATCTTGTATCGCTTTTTCATTTTCTGTTTCTTTGCTTTTATTATGATTAATTTTGTTAAAACGCTTTTGTCTGTGATTTTGTCGATGTTTGTGTCAAAGAAGGACAAAATAGTTTGCAATGGTAATGACATTGAACATATGTTGTATATGCGTGAGCAAGCTGGTTTGTCTTGGCAAGGTGATGACCGAGGTTACGAGGATCGTGAAGGAAATCGTTATTTTTACGATCCAGAGAAACGTTCTTGGGTTAAATATGAGAAACACGGAAACAAAAGACAAGGAAAGAAAGGTGCAACAACGCGAAGGATTCGTGGTGGAGCTCGTGCTCATGCGGCAGACTGGATCTCGGAATTAGATTCTGAGATTAATGTTAATGAGGGCGATGCACACATGATAGACCGATTTGCTTCGCAGTTTGTGCGTATAACTCTTCTCTCTGATGGACCCCGTCAAATAACGATGTATGGTTTGCAAGTTGTTTCTAACATGGTCCTTGTGCCAAGACACATTCTTGGAGGCGAAAAGTGTAAATCTTATCGATTCCGTGTGGAAACTGACACAACATCTTTTACGGAGACTGTGTTTGATGATTCGATCCATGATTTTCGATCTGCGAAGAATGTTTCTGGTTTTGATCTTGAAAATAGTGATGGTATACTCGTTCGATTTAAATCACTTAAAATACAGCGGTCGCTTCTAGGACACATTTGCCATGATGTTCTTCAACCTAGTGGTTTCTTTTCAAAACGGTTGGACTTGAT